TAAACAATAGATGTTAAGTTTGCACCTGTGTTAACCTCGAAGAAGTCGTTAAATGTGATCGCAATTTCTGAAAATGTAGCCATAACATAATAACGAAAAACCTTGTATATTTGTTTTATTTGATTATATTTGCAACTAACGTTTTGAATATGGTGCGTTGCGATTAGACGCACTGATGTTAAATTATAAAACTAAAGTAAATATGAAACAAATAGTATCGAATACACACGAACCGCAATGCACTATACCTGCTGTTGTAAATAGTTGCGTTGATATAGATGAATTGATTTCGGATTTAGATGATAGAAGGGCAGTAGGCGTTGAAATGACTGAAGATATGTGGTATTTTTGCCGTAAGCAGTCTGCTGAATATTTATTAGATAAGTACAAGCTGATACGAAAGTAGCAATTACTTACAACAAAGGTATAAAACATCGTTTCAATGTGTCTTATACAAAGTCAACTAATAAGTTTACAAATTAAATAAAAAGTAAACCTTTGAGTTTACAAATTAAAAAAAAGAATTATGCAAATAACAAAACGTAAAACAGATACTGGCTATATTGTAGAAATCAAATATACACTTAATGGTGTTAAGAACAAGAAAGCTATTTTAATAGAGTGCGATCCAGCTCAAGACCATAAGCTTCTATGATCTCATCGGGTAAATCCTTAAATGCACGCTCAAACGGTTTCGTTATAAACTGCTTGGGCTTTATCCCTTTTTTAAATATATGGTTGCTCATAGCAAAGCCAAATGATTGGAACGTGGTAAACCTTCCAGTCTCTTTTGATCGTGGCTTAATTCCCTTTTGCTTAGCCCAGTTAATAAATGCGCTTGCTGGTGGCTTCTTACTCTTATAACTAAACGGAGTGTTAAACTTCTTCTCCGTTCCGCTTACTCCTTGATCTTGAAAGTTAGCGTAATCTAAGCCAGATCCAAAACTAAATTCAAAGGAGTTAGGGCTTACTTTTAAATCATAGCTAATCGACTTGTAAAGCTCTCCAGATGCTTTGACTTTCTTTTGCGTTAAACTACTGCGAGACGCCTGAACTAATCGCTTACCAAACTTATCTAGTATTTTTTTGACTTCTAACAAAACCTCATTACATCATCAGCAACCTCTACCTGCAAAGTAAGAGACCAGCCTATGAGATTGTTTTCCTTACGCTCCACTTTCTGGATAGCTCCTTCGCCTAGTAATGATATGCCATCGCTTATGCTTAGCTTGTTGTAGATGCGTTTTAAGACGTATAGCTGAGTATTAAACACGTCGGGGTCATTCTGTAATTGCTCATCAAATTGATCAAGCGCAAACAGTTCTAAATCAAATTGAATTACGCCATTCACAAAGTTACCACCATCAGCAACCAAATGCATAAGTGGGTAAATTGATTGCCTTTTTAAGTCTGCATCTCCTAGCTCGTCGCCTTCTGTAAATGTGTTACAGTCGTTATCCGATAGTGCTAAGCTCTTAATGTATTCAATTAATAAGTAGTATCCATTCATAAATTACTAACGAAAATATAGGGTGTTTTGTTTTTAACCAGGTCGCTTATTTACTTTAATAACATCGCTTTCGTAGCTTAGACGATACATTACCTCTCCAATGCTCATCTTCATTACATCTTCTTTGCTTTTGTTTTCGGCTGCTGCACATACCACAAACGTATGATACCAACCCCACTTTAAAGAGAAGCCTTGCATCATATCGCTATTGCCTTTTGAGCTGCTTACTTCGTAGAGCTCGGGATATAAATCCCTAAGTCTTTGCCGAGATTGTAAAAAAAAACTAAGGTGCTTGTGTAAACCGATAAGGGAGCATCTAATAGCGAAACGGCACGCCTTGCATCATATCCCTTTACAGAATAGAAAACGGACGCTTTACGCTTTATAGGACGATATAGAGCATTAAGGAATATATGCGCACCATCCAATTCTGTTGCGTGGTTTTCTGCATCTGCAAATGCCCCGCTCTCTATATCGTTGAGGTCAGGAACCATTCCGTATTCTGTGCTGCCAATCTTAAACCTCATCACGTGCTTAGGCTCCTCCTCCATAGCTTTACTGATATGCTGCAAGGCTTCATCATATACCGACTGCGGTACTTGATTAAGCTCTTCTTGTGTAAGGTTAAGGTAGATAGCTATCTGTTCCCGCTCTGGCTTGTCTTGTGCTTCTATGTACTGCCTTAGTGTGATTTCACTTTGGCTTGTTGGTATGATCACTTTCATTCGTTAAAATATTGTTGAGCGTATTTATAGGCGTAATTTAGTTTTTCTAAATCCTCGCCATTGCTTAGGTTTATGTTTTGTATATCCACTCCTTTAAACTCCTGAATATACCTTCGCACTTGCATTACTTTGTATTCGATTTCGTTAAACATAATATTGCCCTTTATGTGGGTTTAAATTAAAGTATATGCGCATCATAAGAGCATCAGAATAATCTGGCGACCTTCCTATATTCTTTTTGACTTCATCTTTAGACATTAAAGCTATTTTGCTTGTATCGACTTCTTTAGGTATTCGCACCCATTCAAGCTCTTCACTTAAAAGTCTTTCAACATCCTCCGAACAATTAACATATAATTCATTTCTATTTATAAACTCTGCTAATTTATAATAGCATTGAGCCTTTAAATTACTAAAGTTTTCAAGCTGCCCTTTAACCTTAATAGGCTTTGAGTTGTTTACAAAACCTACGCACTTTAGATAATCAACTACACCACCACCTACGCCATCTTCATCAACTATTATATTTGAAGTGTTTACGTTCCATTTTCTTTTTTGCTCGTTAATCAAATCCACGCTTTCATTAACTCTTGTTACATCTCTACTTATTACATCAATCACTTTTAAACCATCCCAAACAAATATGATTGTCTTATCATTTCCTAGTCTTGCAATGTCAGCAGTAATGTATTTAACACCTCCTTCAATGTGGGTGTTACTAAATAGCTTTACAATGCTTTCGTTACTAATTAACTGCCCATCATCCTCACTTGGTTCAGCTTCGTAAAGCTCTTTAAATATCTTAGCTGGCAAATCCTTTTGCGCTTGTATTACTTCTTTTTCGCTCAGTATGCCTTCACGTATAGCATCCCAACAAGTAACTTTGAAGTAACTATATTCAGGGTCATCAATAGCTTTTACTTTTAACTTATGCACCCAATTAGAAATGCCTCCGAAGTTACCTATTAACTTGCATGGAGCTTCTGTACTTGAAAGAGTAGAACGTAAAGCATACCAGCTCTCTGGTCTTGCTCTAGGTGCTTCATCAAACACTGCGGCATAAACATCCTCACCATAAAGGTTATCGGGTTTTTCCGCAGACTTGAAATGTATTTCAGCACCATTAGGACAATGAATGATTAAATTGCTTTCATTGAATTTATACATTCCAGTAGGAGCAAGGTAAGAGCGTAACCTTTTAAATGCTATCTTTGCCTGATTGTAAACTGGAGCAACCCACCAGTAATTATGATTACTTAAATCCTCCCTTTCGTGAGCTTTACCATAAAGCCAAATTATATGAGAGTATGTTTTCCCCGCCTTTGTGCTGGCTTCTGTTATGGTAAAGCGTGATTTGGAAAATAGTATATCTTTTTGGTAGTCTGTTAAATTTGGTGCGACTACTTCCATTCGTTCATATTTACGATCGGTACTTGCTCAACTTTAATGTCCTTAGTTTCTTTAGGCTTACCGTAGATATACTCCGTAAGCATTTTAAGGTGAGGCATACTTTCTTTTGATTCTCTTGCTATATGTATCCAATAGTCCTCTTCACTTCCATACTCTGATACTATTGCCGAAAGTCCTAGCTCTTTGATCTTTAACTCATCTGCTTTTGGTGGACGACCAGCACGACCCTTTGTAGAGTGTCCACCGTTATTTTTTCTGCCGTCTGCCATATTTAATATACTTTAACTAATTAAATTTATTTATACTTATCCGCAATCATATTAATTGCGCTTATGAGTTGCTTCCAACTTGCAGCGGTGCAGGTCCTACATGGTGCTATATTGGTTAACCGAACTGAATTATATATGTCCTCTATCAAGGTCATATCATCATCTTTTAAATTAGTTCCGTTCCAATTCTTTTGCCAGTTAGTCCACTTGTCAAACTGCTCTTTTGTCATCTCGTCTTTTACGGAGTTGTAAGAGATTAGTTTGTTGAGCTTATTCTGTCGTTTCTTGCAGGATTCACAAGGCTCTATTCCAGCCCATTTTGTAACCTTTGCGATTGTGTCTCCTAGTCCTTTACTTCTCGGTGTTGCTTTCTTCTTTGCCATAGTAATGTATTAACGATTTGATGCGGGTTTTTGTTTTATAAGTTCCTTACCAGTGATTGCGAAGTATAGGTTTTGGAGTTGGTGGATGTATTTGATTTCAGTAATCCACGAATGCTCTGTACAAAAATTCCATACACCTTTATCTGTATATTCATTTTCTAAAATTAAATCATCTTTAATTATATATTCATGATCATCAATATATTGACACCCAAAATCAATAAGCCATTCTTTTGTGATTGGGATGGGTTTAATTAATGCCCATGTACTTTTACATGATTTGGTATAAAAATAATCTTCATAAATTTCTGTAACTATTTCTGTTTCACCCGCAGCATCTAAGTAATTACCTATCCTTAATTCTTTTGCTTGTATCATAACTCTATATTAAAAAGTATCATTATATATCTTAGTCCATTTCTTTTCTAAAAAATCTTTTGGTTGATTAGAGCTGTTTAAAACTGTACTAGCTATAATTTTAAGTATTATTTTTTGTTGGTCTTTTGTAAATCCATATACAGAAAGGCTCCTTTTTATTTTTGGTATCATAACTCCCCTTTTTTTAATAGCTCGTAAGCTGCTTTTAAATTATTGTCTTCTCTTAACTCGTCTTTGATTGCTTTGTTCTTGCTCCATAGCTTATATGCACTGTAACCCATCTTGTTTGCC